AATTTAAAGTACGACGAATTGAATAAGGATATAAAATCTCAGAGGGAGATAAAACCTCTTCCTATAGAAGTACCTAAAGATCTCGGGAAAGAATTCCTAAAACTCACGAAGGGAACATCGATTGTGATCTATTTTAATAGCAGTTGGAGAGCTTGTGCTAAACTAAGTATGAAACTTTAACGGTTTTTATTTTCATACTGTATGAATGTTTCGTAAATTTACCTCATAATAATTAAAACAAGCAATATTATGGAAAATCATTTAAAAACAGTAAGAGATTTAAGAATCAAAATAGAGAAAAGCAATGGCCCTTATGTCATGAGCAATCAAGAATGGGAATCTCTTGAATATGTAAACAAAAACGGATTAAACAGAATAGAAAATTTTTAATAATTAAAACAAAACAACATCATGAGAGAAGCAGAAATAATGTATTTAGGGATGAGGGAATTCAAGGGAGATTTTTCACACAAATTCATAGAAATAGATGAAGACAATTCCCCCGGTAAAGTTTGGTCCTTTAGCTCTAAACTATTCAGCAAAGGAACCATAGGAGCGGTATACACTTGTAAATTGGAAGGGGACAATATTTCCTACAGCAAGAAAACTTGTCCGAGATATGTTCTTCAGGTGTCTGAAGGTCACGGAAAAGGCACTAGTATTTTGTTCCCTAAGCTCATAAGTGATTCAGAAATTCTGAACGATCAAGCCTTAGTTGTAAAAAGAAACGGGACTAAGACCAAATCTTCTTTGGACAAGAACATAGAGGAAATAAGAGAGAATTATAAAGAACTATCAAGTCAAAAACAATCCAGATTTATAGCTGATCTGGTATATAAAATAACAAGATAATGAGGACTAAATTATTTAAGGAATGATACACATTAAGATCAAAAAGGGAGAATTAATCGAGGTTAAAACCGATCGGAGTTTTTCCTACGACTTAGAAGAGAAGAATTTTATAAAGGAGGTAATATTGACGAGTATGAAACTTTAACGCATAAAAATATTATAATGGAAGAAGAATTCGAATGCGACGTCTGTGGCAAACCTATTGAAAAGGCCGGACTATGTGGATCAAAACCATGTTTGGAAGCAGACATGATGTAAACAAAGTAAACAATAAATAAACAATCATTGTTTACACGGTTTGACCAATGGTAGTATATGATTGGCTAAGGTGTAAACAATGTAAACAATAAAACACATAAACTTTTGAAAGTATATGTAATATACTGAATATAGGAGTAATACACACTATAAACACGTTACGTAGGATTACAAAAGTTTCTCGCTTTTATTGTTTACATTGTTTACACCTTAGGGAAACGTAAGCAGGCATTGCAATAATTGAGAAACAATACATTGTTTACTTTGTTTACAAAATAAATTCGTAGATTTGTCCTATGACACTGAAACAAATATCAATAGAAATTATAAGACCTTTTGTAGTTTTCTTCGGGAAGAGGAAATCTCGCAATAGACGAAAAACAAAAGAGGTCATAGAAGACTATGAAAAACTCATAGCTGAGTTCAAATTGATTCAAAATAAAGAATCCAAATTGTCTTCTACTCAAAGGAAAATGGTACGTGCAAGGATCGTACATTTAGTAGGTAAAGGACACATAAAAGTATCATAATTATGACTGTAAATAAATTGACTCCGAAACAAGAAGCCTTCGCTCAAGCATACTTGAGAACAGGTAATTTAACTGCATCATATAAAGAAGCATACAATGCATCCAATATGAAAGAGATGACTATAGCAGTGAGAGCATCCAAGTTATCACGTGAGTATAAAGTCGGTAATAGAATTCAAGAATTACGGAATGAAATGCAAGAACGCAACAGAGTCGATCTCGATGATCTCATACAAGAACTCTCGAACATGGTCAGATTTGATCCTGCAGATATGTATGATGAGAACGGGAACATGAAGAAAATGAATGATATGCCTAAACCCGTTCGTCAGATGATAGCAGGACTAGAAACCCAAGAAATGAAAGTACACATGGACGGGGAATCATTCACAGTAGGACACTTAAAGAAAGTAAAGCTCATGGACAAACTAGGAGCGATAGAGAAGCTTATTAAATATTTCGACGGGTATAATAAGCACAATAAGTCTAAGACCGGAGACGTAGTCATATACCAACTACCTGACAATAAAAGATAAAATGTCGAGGTCTTTTAAAGATAAACGAAGAGGCACCGGGGTCTTGTAAAGAACATTTAGTTTTTATTTCTAAAAAATAGGTATATTTGCTAAATGCAAGAGCCTAAAATTATAAAACCTCAACCCGGGTTTCAAGAAAAATTCCTTTCCTCCCCAGCAGACATTGTGATTGGTGGTTCAGCTGCTGGAGTTGGAAAGACTTATGGATTACTTCTAGAATATTTAAGGAACAAAGATGTAAAAGGATTCGGGGGAGTGATCTTCAGGAGAACTTCTCCTCAGATAAGACTGGAGGGAGGACTATGGGACACGTCTATGGCCATATATCCTTTTGTAGGAGCAACACCAAGGGAAAGTTCTTTAGAGTGGAATTTTGGTCCAAGTAAGCTTAAATTTGCACACTTAGAATACGAAAAGAATAAACTTGACTACCAGGGAGCTCAAATTCCTCTCATAGGATTCGATGAGCTCACCCATTTTTCTGAAACTATGTTCTTTTATTTGCTCACAAGGAATAGATCTACTTGTGGAGTGAAGCCTTACGTGAGGGCAACATGTAATCCTGATCCAGAAAGTTGGGTAGCTAAACTGATCGAGTGGTGGATCGATCAAGACACAGGCTATCCTATCCCTGAGAGAGACGGAGTTGTACGATATTTCATTAGGTATGGTAGCAATTACATTTGGGGAGATAACAAACAAGAAGTGATTGACAAAGCTCAATTTGTAATAACTGAGATGCTTGAAAAATCCAGAAAAGCAGCAGAGGAACAAGGAATAGAGAATTCCATAACAGCAGAGGACTTCGTTAAATCCATCACATTCATATCAGGATCCATATACCAAAATCAAGAGCTTCTTAAAATAAATCCTGCATATTTAGCTAACCTTTTATCTCAGGATGAAGCTACCAGAAGATCATTGCTTGACAGTAACTGGAAGTTTGTTCAATCGGATGCTGACATATATGATTATGAGTCGTTCAAAGGAATGTTTGAAAATGTATTCGAAGTGAAGGAGGCAAACAGAAAAAGGATAGTTGCCGATATTGCTTTAAAAGGATCCAATAAGTTCATCGTAAGTTATTTTGAAGGTAGATCTCTAGAAGATATGACCATAATGGAAAAATCTGACGGAAAAGAAGTGTTGGATGCGATAGTGAATATGGCCATAAAGCATGGAGTTGCCAATAAGGACATATTGTTCGATGCTGACGGAGTAGGAGGATACATTGATGGTTTTCTTAAAGGATCTAAATCTTTTCACGGAGGAGCAAGGCCTATGAAGGTCTATAATCCTGTAACAGGTAAAAACGAGGACGAGAATTATTTCAACTTGAAGACTCAATTGATATACAGAGCAGGAGATGCGGTCAACAGGAATAAATACGTTGTTTCCGACTATGTACAGAACATGAGGTTCGATAAATCTATGACGGTTAAGCAAAGAATGATTTTTGAACGAAAGGCTTTTAAACGGGACAAGATTGACCATGACGGGAAGCTTAAGGTCATAGGCAAAGATGAAATGAAAGCCATGCTTCAAAATGAGTCTCCGGATGTACTTGATACCCTATTCATGAACGAGCTATTCGAAATCAAAAGACAACCGTCAAGACACGCTATCTCTGAATCCCAAGCTAAGACTCTTTACTATTAAGTATGAAACTTTAATGGTTTATATTTCCATACTGTATGAATAATACGTAGATTGGCTGTATAATAATTAAAACAAGCAATATTATGACAACAGAAGAAATTAATCTATTAGTAAGAGAACTCAGAGAATTAGGGTTCAGAATGACAAGAAAAGCATCGGAGAGGGAAGAGCTATCTTGTATCAATGTAAAAGTCTTACCTAAGACCATAGTGAGTAAGATTATGACTTTAGACGTAAGAGAAATAGACCTGGAGATGGAAACTAAAGGACTATTTAAGGCCGTATTCTCGGAAGATGTACACGAATTAGTTATATTTAAGACTACTTATAAAGGAATAGAAAGAATGATATTGGGAGACAACCAAGGATACGATTATTGCAGATATGCTATAGAAATAGTAGGAGTATAACCTCATCTAAAAGTAAAAATAAAAAGGACATTTATAAATAATGTCCTTTTTTTATTACATTTGGGACTTACTAAAGGACTAAATAATGGATGAAGAACTGAAACGATTAATGGATCTATTGAAATCGGATCCTGAAAAAGCAATAGCCGAGATCCGAAAGACTTCTAAAGACGTTGATGCGATTGCTAATTATATAAAGGAATACAGGGAGGAAGACAGATCTCAAAGAGACGGACAAGTAGGAGTCATTCAAAGGGATAAATCTTTAGCCGGAAATAAGATTCAAAAAATGGTTAAGATCTACATTAACCATGCACAGAACATAGTTGAGACCTTGTCTGCTTTCATTATAGGCAAACCTGTTACACTTATTCCTTCAGAAGATAATAATCTATCGGAATTAGTTAAACAGATATGGAGGGTGAATAGGATTGATTCTAAAATCCTTAAATCCACCATAGTTAAACTTTCTCAGACTCAGGTAGCTATGAATTTTTATATAAACGACATAGAACCTAATTCCATACTAAATAAAATACTGGTAAGTCTTAAGCTGAAAGCTCAAGCCAAAGAGATCAAAGTAAAGGTGTTAGACAACACGACGGGCGTTATGACTCCTTACTTTGATTCCGCCGGTAACATGATTCTATTCATGTGGCAATACAGTACCTCATCAGACGGCCAAACCATAAACCATGTAGAGATATGGGACGAGACTACTAAATTCTATTTGAATGATGAATCTTCGAAAATGATCATCATAGAATCTCCCCCTCACGGTTTTGATAGAATCCCTATGGTGTACGACGACCAGAGAGACCCTCAGTGGTATCCAGTAAAATCTCCTGTAGACAGACACGAAGTGGCTTTGTCTAAACTAGGAGATGCTAATGATTATTCGGGTCATCCTATCCTAATTACAGAAGGAGAGGTAGTAGGAATGCCTACTAAAGACGAAAGTGGTAAGCATTTCAATATCCCTATAAAATATGATGATGAAGGAAATGAGATAAAAGGAAAAGTAAGTTTCTTAGAAGCTAAAACTGCTCCAGAATCTAATAAATTAGAGATAGAAAAACTAGAAGATATAATTTCTTACGGATCCAGTGTTCCTAATCTTTCTTTAAATAAACTTAAGGATTTAGGAAACGTTGCTGAGAAAACAGTAAAGCTTATGTTCTTAGGAACGGAATTAAAAGCTGAGCTAATGCGATCCAACACTAGAACTTTTATAGAAAGGTGTCTGAATGTATTGATTTCAGGAATAACTAAGACCACAAACACTTCTTTGGCCACAGAGGGACAAACTCTCTATTATGACATCCATTTTAATTCCATACTCCCGAGTGATATTGCTGAGAGAGTAGAAACTGTTACTAAAGCAGTAGATTCAGGCCTGATGAGCAAAGAGACCGGGATTGGATTAATAGACTTAGTGGAAGACATAAAAGATGAGATGGATAAAATAGCCTTGGAAACTAAAATTAAAGATCCTGTAGAACCTATTGAATAATTTAGTACATTAGCAATTCAAAGGATTTTTCCATTTTGTTACGTTTTGATTAATAGCTAAGCCTATCCTCTCTCAGGGATAGGCTTTTACTTGTATGAAACTTTAATGGCTTATATTTTCATACTATATGAATAATATGTATATTAGCACTATAATCAAAACAATTAATATTATGAGAAAAACAACAGAAACAGAGAAAGAAGTATTTTCTTTCCTTAACGACCTTCGAGATTCCGGAGCAACTAATATGTTTGGAGCAACTCCTTTCATAATGGATGAATTCAATTTGGATCAAGCAACTTCTAAAAGGTTATTGTCTACATGGATGAATAACTTCAACAAAGAAGGTAATTACGAAGAGGTAAAAGATGCCTAAATTCAAATTCTGTAAGAAATGCCTAACAATGACTCCTCACAAAGAGGTTAAGATCCCAGGCAAAAAGTGGCCAAAAATAGTTTGCACCATCTGTAAAAGAGAATCTTAAACCAACTAAGCTCCTTCGGGAGCTTTTTTACTTGTATGAAACTTTAACGGTTTATATTTTCATACTGTATGAATAATATGTATATTAGCACTATAATTAAAAACATAAAATCATGGAAACTTTAAAAATCACAAAAAAAATTACTTTCGAACAATTCATCAGCCAAGGGTATTCTCAGAAATTAGCAGAAAACTTCGGAATGGAACACATCAAAAAAGAACAAGAAACAAGATGGGGAAAATACAATCCTGAAGTTTACATCTGTGAAGGAACAAAATCCAAGACCTACGGGTTAGGGTTCATCGTAATGCTAAGATATAAAGCTGATGGATTAAATTTCCTTAAAAGAATTACTTCCTATGGATCTTCTTCTATTACCTCTCAAGGATTATGCTACGCATATTCAGGGGCATTCGGAGTAAGTCCAGAAATTACAGAAGAGATAATAGGAAAACTAAGAGAAGCAGGTCAAGATACGGACACATTCACTACAATAAGATTCGGAAAAGAATATTTCGACAAAGGGGAATCAAATAGAAAAATATGGAGACAACAATCTTGGATCACATTATTCTAAAAACGATTAAGCTCCTCCGGGAGCTTTTTTATTTGTATGAAACTTTAACGGTTTATATTTTCATACTGTATGAATAATAGGTATATTAGCACTATAATTAAAAACATAAAATCATGGAAACTTTAAGAACAGGAACAATCACAATCGAGTACAACGGGACAACAATCGA